GATTGGCGACATTGACCAATGTAGCCTCGTACATCTCACAGATTTTCACTACGTGTGGCTTAAGCCGGTTCAACGCGTACAGTAGATCGGGGTGGATAAACTGCTCCGATTCCTTTAGGATGTTGTTCTTGTAGTTCGCTTCCACGAACTTTTCCGTATACTCCGCCGTGAGCTGGTTGTTCTTGATCTTCACTTTCTGGATCTCGTACACGGGTTGCTCTTTTACTAATTCTTCCATGTTCTTTTAAAATTTAGGATTGTTATAACTCTGAGGCGCTAAGGCCATTTCAGCTTTCGCCTTGCTAATTATCGTGCGACACCATTCCAATTGGTGGGTCGCGGTACGGTTCAATCTATCACACCAGTCGACTAGGTATTGCTCATCCTTGCACAGGCTGTCGATGATAGCGTTTATGGCCTTTGAGGTCGCTCCGGCCCGTGAAGCGGTTTCCCGTAATGTGTCGAATACTTCCGATTTCTTTTTCACGTTCAGATGGTATTTGGCATCTGCTAACAGTTTCCCGGTCCGGGCGATATAGACGGCAAGGTCGTTTCCACGTAGGACAGCTTCTTGTACGTCTTCGCTCATTGTGATATTCAGGAAGGCATCTATGGCGGCCAGTTCCTCGGATATCTTGTCTGTCGGTGTGATATTGAGATTCATGATTTTTATTTTAAGATATAATCGTTGCCACAGTTGCCGCAATGATATACGTTGAATGTATCTCCCGTATGCGTCTGTAATTTCTTTACGAGTACGGGAGCTCCGCATATAGGGCATTTCTTTACCAGCCTGTACTTTAGCCAGCCGATTAGGATTAAAATTAGACTCTTCATACTATTAGCTTATTAGCATCCACCACCGGAAGGCTAGTTCCTCGTATTTCTCTTTCCCTTTCCGGTAGATCGGATCGCCCCGTCTGATGAATGCCTTGAACACTTTCTGGTTTTTCTTGGAGATGCCATAGATGAAATCTTGCCGGCTTCCGGCGATGTCCATGTACCAGGCCCGTGAACGATCCCAATCGAAGAAATCAATCGCCTCGTCGAACTGCTTTTGGGTACTGGCGAAAGTACTTTTTAGGTCTCCCCCGAATCCGTATGTGGGAAGCCACCAGTCCCATTTGCAACGGGTGTCGAGTGTGTATTCAAAGTTACCGTATTGGAAACGTTGTCCCTTGTTTACCATGAACCGCTGTGTCTCCGCTTTAGCAAGCACTTGGGCTAAGAACGGGTCTCGGCGTGCCTCCATCCGCAGGGATCGTTTCATCGCTTCCGCTAACTCGAAATCCTCCCCGGAATACAATACGTCGTCCACCATGCGCTTATCATACCTGACCCGTTCCGGCTCGGTGATCATAGCGTCAATCAAGCTCCCGAACTTGAAAGCCTTCTCCTTATCCCCGTATTGCGTACGGGGATAGAGGAGGTTCTTTAACTCTGTGAGGTCTGAGTTGCTGACCTCAGACCGTTGGTAATACGTATCTTGCATTTTCTTCCTGTAATTCTAGGTACTCGAGTACCGTGTGATCGAACTCGAAATTGTAAGTGTTATCCTTTAGCCACCGGAACCATTTGCGGCCCTCTTCCGTATCTAGGATCGTCTTTAGATTGGCCGGGCAACGTCTGTATTTCCCGAAGTTTATCCATGAGGACAGATATAGCTTTCTCATATCACTTGGCCGTTATATCATCGACATATTTCACGAATGCGGACTGGATTCGCTCACCGTCCTTATTGGCTGTTTTCTCGCAATAGGAGATCATCTTCTTATGGATCTTCTCAAGATCCTCCATGCTCATGTTGATACCCTCACGCATGAACCACATCTTGTATACCTGCATGAATCCTTGTGGATTGGTGACTTGGATCTTTTTCTTGATCTTCGCCTTGGTAGGGGTAGGAGACATACTGGCGGCACTGAAATCGAAGGCTGCCTGTACTTCCGCGGTGGCTTTCTCTGCCTCCGCCTTGGCTCTCGCTTCCTCTTCCTTGCGCTTGCGTTCCAGTTCGGCCTTTTGACGTTCCTCCGCCTCTTTCCGTTTGCGCTCCTCCTCCAGCCGTGCCGCCTCGATTGCGTTGGTCTTGCGAATTTCCTCTTGCTCCTCCAGTTGTTTCCGGAGGGATGGGAGGCGGTCGACCAAGGATTGTTTCAGTCCCTCGATCTCGAAAGCGTATCGATCGGAATATTCTTTTTTCTTTAGGATGGCTATCTCGTTCTTGATCGCTTTGCGGGTCTCACCGTCCATATAGAATGTCTGTTTATTATCCACGACGTTTTTCACGAAATCCGTCCATGAGAAACCGGTGCTTGTTTGCGTGATCTGCCGGCATACGTCCCCATACGTGGCTAGGGAGGCACGATTGAAAATCCCGTTCAAGGCGTTGATATGCTTCTCGACGTAGGCGGCGTACGTGGTATCAAGCAAGACCGTTATGTCGGCCCGATATTGGGCTTTCTCGTTCTCCGCCAACTGTTTTTGCCGGGCCTCTTCCTCACGGCGTTTTTGCTCTTCCAGCTTCTTGGCGGCGTATTTGTTACGCTCCATCTGTAGCAGATAAGGGATGGTTCCCTTGGATTTGGCGTCTATGGAACCCTCTAGTGTCGTGAAACGTTTGGATATAGCCGTTAGCATTTGGGTTAACGGCTTCCGGCGGTTGTTCATGTTCTCTACGGTCTTCTTTGACTTCGCAAGGTATTCTTGTACCGCAGTGTCGATCTCGGCCGTGCCGATACCTCCATTTCCCTCAATCGTGTCCAAGAGGGTTTTCCCTGCGTTCGTGCAAGCTGAGACCGACGCCTCATTGCGGGCGAGAATATCCGGGGCTGTCTGTAAGATGCTAATGACCTCGTTAGCCTTGAAAGGTAAATTGTTATTCTGTGTATCCATGTCGATAAAATTTTGAATGTTGATATTGAACTCTTAAAATCCGGCTTCTTCATCTTCTTGTGATATTTGGGCTGTTATACCAGATACGGGTACCGGTTCCGCTTGCGGTTGCTCTCCGAATCCTTGTAAAGGATTTTCCGATTGGGGCTGGAGGGCTTGCGGTTGCTGTCCGGCTTGATTGGGCTGGATAACGGTTGTTTCTTCCAGTCCGTAGTCGATCTCTTGCGGTTCCTCCTGTGTCTCGAATGAGGAGAACTGTCCCGTGCGTACCTTGGGATATCCGTCGAAAGCGTGCTTGATAAGCTTGCTTTCCAAGAATCCCGGATCAATACCTCCTTCGCTAGAGGTATAAAGGGCATTGGCCTTCCCTTCTTTCTGCCGGGTTTGCGGGTTCCATTTCTGGTTGTTCTTAAAGCTGTACGCTTCCAATCGCTTGATATCGCCTTCCATCATCCAGTGCCAGTCCACGGTACCGTCGGAGCGTACGATACGTAAGAAACCACCTATCACCTTGTTGGACTTTCGGGGGCATGCCGCTTGGTAGGTCACGGTCTTTACGCCGTCGATCAACCCGGGGGAGAAGGTATCGCCCTCATAGCAAACCACGGGATTATCCACGTAACGGACTTGTCCGGCACGTTGCCGCATGACTAACTCGCCATATCCGGTGATGGAGAGATAAGCACGTAGTTCGTAGATATCGCTACTGTTGTTATCCTTATAGCCGGTCTTCGTGCTACGGGGAAGAATATAACAGTGCGGTCGTCCTGTCGGGTCAAGTGACAGGCCGTTGACCGCTATATCCAAAAAGCATCCATAGAGGGATAATGGTGTGCATTTTTGCAGTTCCGGCTTGTCTTGTAAGATCTTCCGGAAGTTGAATTTCTCTTTCTCGTAGATTTGCGCTCCTTGGGCGGTACCCCAGATCGCGTTATACATTTGGATGAACTTTTGTTCTACCCTGTTATCTTCCGCTATCATGAGCGGGTTTAGCTGATTCAACTCAGCTACTTTGATCTGAATTAGATTCGACATGATGTTATGTTTTTAAATGTTAGTTACCAATGTTTAGCTATCATGTAAGCCATTGCCGCACATCCGGACGTCGTGATGATATGCAGGAAATGTCCTAGGCAAATAGCCACGATTCCAAGTATGGCGAGCGTTCCGAAAAGGATGTAAAATCCCCACCTCACCGCTTGGGCGAGTTTCCAGTAATCTGTTTTCATACGTCAATGATTTATTAGCAATGCGGTTTACCGTCCGTGAAATAGCGAGTTGGATGGGTATCGTAAACTTCCTTTTGCAACGCCTTGCCAAGATGCCTTGCTATGTTAATGATTCATTTAATAGTCGTATGGATCCAGGGCGCACTTATACAGGTTTTCCAGCCTGTACTCGATTTTGCCCGGTCGCTTGTAACGTTGTAGCCTACCTTCCGAGACCCATCTTTCCACGTTCTGCCTCCCGAAACGGAGGTGCGCTTCCTTTTGCCCGATAAATTCCCGGATACCTGCTTGCATCCTTGTGATTTGCCAAGCAAGGTATTCGATCTCGATCTTTCGTAAAGAAGGTATGCTTTGATAGGTGTTTTCGGTTGGCATGATTATTCGCCCTTAAATAGATTCTTTTCGTTCGCGTATCGCATGAACTCCGCCATGGAGTGTATTGAGAGTTTCCGGAAAACGTTCTTCCGGTGGTTCTTTACGGTGTGGGACGAGATGAAAAGCGTTTCTGCGATCTCTTCGTCTTTCTTGCCATAGTAGCAAAGCTCCATCACCCGAAGCTGGCTGTCTGATAATGTACTGTTGAACTTCGGTTCACAGATTTTCTTAAACCCGTCACATTCTCCTCGTAGAGGGCAGCCGACAAACTCGAATTTGAAATTCCAGTTCTCATCCACGTCTATCATGTTATCGTACAGCCCGAAGTTGCATTTGATAAACCTACGTACAGCCAAGAAATCCCGGTAGCATTTATTCCCGTCGTAGCGGGCGTAATACTTGCGGAGTGCCGCATAAGCCTCCGGATAGAACTCTTCCAAAATCTCAAGGAAACTTTGAATGAAATCCGTATCGGACTCTTTCAGTTGGCGTTCCGGCTGTCCCTGCTCTTTGATAGTTACTTCGCCGGAGGGGGTGGTATAGAATTCTATTGCGCGCATACCTTATCCTCCTTTGGGAATAATTCACTGGCAGGAATGCCAAGTTCTCTTTCTATCACTTCTTGGGCTAACGCATCCGGTTGGTAGACTCCCGCTACCCAACATCTGACAGCCGATTCAGATCGTTTGGTAATGGTGGCTATCTTTTGGATGAAAGCCTTCTTAGGCGGCGTGTTGTCCATGGAGAAGTAGATCTCTCTGAACGAACGAGCGCCAGTCTCATGACCTTGTAGGTTTAATTTTTCCATTTTTGCCTCCTTACATTATTATATATGTTCTAATTTCTTTACCTTTGACAGTGTATTAATGATTACAGGTGCAAATATAAAACATGTTTGATTTATTTCAAATAAAAAATCAAACATTTTTGTGTTTAAATCAAACTTTTTTTATTATGTTAGAGTTGCCTCCTATAAATCAAAGGATTAAAGATCTTATAAATGAAGAAGCAAATGGCAATAAAACTGCTTTTGCTAAGATGTTGGGTTATTCTAGTTCTCAGAAAATCAATAGATTGTTTATCGTTGATGAACGGAATAATAAATATCCTACCCCTTCTTCTACTATATTGTCTGATATATCAAACAAGTTTGATGTTGATCCGAGCTGGTTGATGACAGGAGAAGGGAATAAAAAGAAAGTTGTAGAAGCTATACCTATAGATGTAAACTGTATTTTAAATGTGCCTCTTGTGAATCAATATGCTTATGCTGGTTATCTGTGTGGCTATGCGGATGCCGAATATATAGAAACTTTACCTACAATTCCTTTTATTGTTGATCATGAAGCTCATGGCCATTATATAGCTTTTGAAGTTAGAGGGGATAGTATGAACGATGGAACGGAAGAAAGTTATTTAGAAGGTGATCGTCTATTGTGTCGTGAGATTAAGCGTGAACTGTGGATTGATTCAAAATTGCATATTCGAAAATGGGATTTTGTCATTGTTCATAAAGAAGGCGTGCTTATAAAAAGGATAGTGGAACATAATGTAGAGAATGGAACTATAACTGTGCATTCTTTAAACCCGATATATTCAGATAAGGTAATTTCTTTAGCCGAAGTATACCAGATATTTAATGTTATTGAGTTCTTGAGGCCGAGAAGAAGGTAAGTTATGTATAAGAATCAGTTTAAAACTAAGTATTGATATGGAAGACTATATGTACATAGCCGCTGTTGTTGGATTTGTTTTTGGCGTTTTGCAGATAATCCTTTTTATCAAGCTGTGGATAATGACAAACGATATTCGTAAGATTAGAAACAAATATCTCAGTGAGGATAATGGAAGCGTCAAATTTGAAATAACGGATCAGGTAAAGATTACAGATAATACCTCAATACGAATTGTAAGCGTATTATTCACGATAGCTTCATTGTTGGGAGCTTATTACGTGCCAATGTTGATTGGTATAGCGATTGTCGTGATTGATGTAGTATTATTGATCTATGCTTTTACAAGGAAGTAATAATTGAAAATTTTTAATTATGGAACTAAAGGATTTTGTGAAAGAGACATTAATGCAGATAACAGAAATAGGGTAATAGTGATAAATACGATAATATATGGCAAAGGTAAAGATAAATAACAACATAAAATCCAATTATGACACATATAAAGTGCTCGTAGAAGGAGGCAAAACCATTCTTGTCTCACCTATTGTAGTAGACCAGACAAAGAGCAATCACAAAACAATCAAGGAAAAGGTCGTACAGGCAAAACATGAGTCACTGGAAAAGGATCTTGAATTTGTTGTACAAATAAAGGCGGACGACCCGACTGACTTTAAGTTCAAACTCAAATGTCCGGCATTCGACAACAGCTACTTTTTCAGATATGACTCAGCGGGCGCATGTCATCGCAATTCAGGCCTTGATGTCCCCATTGACCAGCAGCGAGTGCCTACACCGCATTTTCACAAATTTATGCAGACGGGCGAAGAAATTGCATACAAAACGGAAGTTTTGAAAGACCAAAAGCAAGCGGAAGTGCTGGAAGATGTATCTTTGTGCATCGCTCATTTTTGCACGGAGTCAAACACGAAGGGCAATAGCGCAGATACACCCGAAATAGAAGTGCAGTCACCTGGAACTCTGCCTTTTGTTTACGAAAGCGATATCGATCCTTTGAGTGGTATAAACTTTTAATTGACATGAAATTGAAATGGATACAAGTATTTTAAATAATATCGTGGAAGTACACAGTCGGCTCTGGAATTTCAAGCAAAGAGGGGAAACAGTCGAAATTATCACACCTTGCTTCACGACAAGCGACAGTTTCGTTTCCGTCTTTCTTACACAGAGAGGCGATGAGTTTGTCGTAACAGACGGAGGGTGGATTTCCGAAAAGTATTACAACGACTTGATTGATTTGGAAGACAACCATTTCAACAGATTGTACGAATATTATCTGACGCAATA